GAGGAACGATATAAAACCTTATGAATTAGTTAAGGATTCCAAACCTAAAACTGACTGTGAATGTGGAGGAGATAAATTATCTATTCCTCATCACTATGATTGGTGTCCTGAATTTAAAAAAAAAATAAAGAATTAATTAAGCTTTTTAGGGAGAGTGCGGAACCAAATTTCGTAACATTTTTAAACCAACTGGAGGCACTCAATGGCAAAAATACAGAAGATTACAAATGAGAGAGACAAGTTAATAGAAAAGTTAATTGATGATAAAAATTCTTTATATATGATTAATAAAAAGTTAAAAAAAGAAATAGAAGTTTATAAAAGTCAAAATGAGTATTTAAATAGAAAATGTAAAGCTTTGACTAAAAACTATAGGGAGATGTTAGATGAAAAGCTTAAAGATAAGCCTAAAAAGGGGCGATCTAAAGATAGCTGAGCAATTTGCTGAAGATAGGGTTAATATATCAATGGACCACTATGAAAGAAGAGGTCAAAAAAACATTGATAAAATAATGTATGATATTAAAATAGGTGCTCTAGGTGAGATCGCAATCTATCGTATGCTAAAAAAATTTGGCATAAAGACTAATGAACCTGATTTTAAAATATATGCCAAAAAGGATAAGAGTTATGATGCAGATTTTACAGACGATAAAGGAATTAACTTCCACTGTAAATCCCAGTCTGAAGAGTCCGCAGCTCAATACGGTAACTCGTATATACTCCAATATGGAGGCAATGGTAATGGACATACTGACAAGCTCTTTAGAAATTGTACTAATAGGGATTTTCTTATTCCTTGTCTTGTGTCGCTTACTACGCAGGAAGTAGAAATATTTGGGTGTTATAAGCTAGAAACCATATTTAAAAAGCATTTGGTTAAGATGCCAAGGGTTAAGTGGTTGGAATATAGTAAAAGAGCCATATATTTAGAAGATTTATTAAAGTTGACAGAAGCACAAAGATGGAGTAAAATATTCAAAAGGCATCAAAAGGATAAGCTCGCCAAGTCAGAATAAGAGCAAACCGCAACGTTACCTTTTTTTAACCAGGGAGAGAAATGTCGAAAGGCATAAAACATGACATCGGCAAATTACAATATGATCTATTGGACCCATATGCTTTAGAAGATATGGTAAAAGTACTTACGTTTGGTGCTATAAAATATGATAGACATAATTGGAAAAATGTAGAAAAGTATAGATATGAAGCAGCTATGATGCGACATTATGAAGCCTACCGCAAAGGTGAGTCATATGACCCAGAATCTGGAGTATCTCATTTAGCACATGCATTGGTTAATTTAATGTTTTTATACTGCTTTGAAAGGGAAAAATTATGAACATTACATGGCATTTTGATGCAAGAGAAGACAAGTATTATCGTGAGATGGTAGCTATGGGAAAAGCCTTAGCAGAATTAAGAAATTTAATTCGGGAAAAAAGAGCTAAGAAATTAGGTCATGCCAAAATAAGCTACGAAGAATTAGATAATATATTAGATAAAATTGTAAAAGAACGGTTTAATGCCCAGCTATGAGTAAAAAAGATAAAGAATTAGCTAGACTCTTAGTAAAATTAACTTTAGTATTTTTAGATATTATATGGGTAGCTCTAATTGTTGCAATTGCTACCTACTTTATTAAATCAGCATTAGGTATTGATATATTTCCTGAATGGTCTTTATTTCCCAAATTTTGATACTTTAACAACTTTTTCCAGCGTCCTACCACTAGCATAAGCACCCAACAATATTTTAGTTAATTCATATACTTCTTTATCTGGATTGCCTATCCCATATGCTGCCAGTACAACCATCGCTATGAGGCTTAAACAGGCTACTGGACGCCAAATTGCAGTAATTAGATGTGGAGACTGGGCTTCGGCAACCATGAGCTTAGATCGCGCCTCAACCACTTTAGACTCGTAATCTAACATTTGCTTCTGTGCCTTAGATTGAATCTCTGCTAATTGGTTTCGCAGCTTTGCTCGCTCCTCATCGGACACATGTAATTCATCCACCAAATCCGCAGCGGGTTTAAATAGATTAGATATAAAAGAAAAAATGGACATTACTTACCGCAATGCTCACATTTTTTAGAACCTTTTTTTCTGTTCTTTTTAGCTACTTCTAGAACTTTTTTAATTTTTTGATCAGAAACTTTTCCCTTATTTTTAGCAATTTCTTTTAATTTTCCATATCCTTTTACTAGTGGCATACTAAACTCCTTTGTTTTTCTCACTAAATGATTTAAACATTTTACGCATTTTCGCGTTCTTTTGGTTAACCTTAGTTTTGTGCTTATTATTCATATCTTGCTTCTTTTTCATAGAAGCTTTGTAAGCTGCTTTTAATAATTCTTTTGAATCCCCATCTTCCATATCTTTAATTTCTTCTTTTAAATCTTCCATTATTTCCCCATTTTACTCGTTACTAAAAAATATATTGCAGCACCCATCAAGGTGATTAAAAATACAATCGGACGATAATTCGCTTTAAACCATGACCATACCATTAAAGGCTTTAATAGTTCATCTTGCTTAAGCACTTTACCTTCAAGGACATCTGTACGCTTTATATGGTACTTTAAGTCACCTTCCATTCGGATTTGTGATTCTCTAATTACGCGAATATCCTTTTTTATCTCGTCCATTTAACAATTCCATTTCCTTAATGCTTTATTAATCCTAGAATTAGGATCGTTCGCAGTCTTACTTGATGTCAATCTTTTCTTCATTCCAGACATTCTAGCACAAAATGATTTTCTTCTCTTTGCCGATTTACTACCAGGCTTTAGTTTAGAAGGTTTAGTAGTAACTGCCATTGATAATTTACTACCCGGGTTAGCACGTCTATATGAAGCAATACCTTTTCTATTTAGACCACCAGACTCTGACTTACCTTCTTTACGTTGCCATGCTGGACTTTTAGATAATTTCTTTTTTGCTGCAGCTTTTTCTAAACTCATTTAGTACTCCGGATTCCTTACCTTATCTCTTGCTTTTTGATATATGAATTGTGAAGGTGAAGTTTGCCCACTAGAACCTTGTAGCATTTCTTCTGGTAATTTACGATCAGCACCAAATTGCTTAGATAAATTACTTCTTTTTCTAACATCTCTTATAGATGATATCCAAGATTCAACTTTTTGAACTTCAGATTCTGTTACTGCATGTCCATCCCAACCAATGCCTTCTTGTATTATACCTGATTTGGATTGTTCTGCTAGAGAAGCCATAATACCACCAATAGACCCCCTATCGTTATTTTCAATTGCATTTCTTAAACTATCAGCTACTTCTGGATTTACTTTTTCTAATCTAGTTAATATAGATGCTTTTCTTCTAATTACTTCTTCTGTTGTGCGAGCTAAAGGTTGCTCAGCTAATTCAACTTCTGCAGACGCACTAATTAAAGCTTCTTCAAATGCGTCCGAACTTACTGCTGCTGACGCTGCTATTTCATGTGCTACTCTTTCCCATCTATCAGGATTCTTTTTAAATCCCTCAGCTAACTTTAATAACCCTCTACTAACTGGAGAAGCTATTCTAGGATTTGTTGCTAAAGCTTCTACTGACCTACCTACTGCCGCAGCTACTAAAGGCGAAGCCCCTGTTGCTGTACTAATTGCTATAGCTGCTAAACTATTTCTAGTCAAATAACTATTAAAAAGGTTAACTATACCTTGAGAATCGCCCTGAGCTTCTTTCATTCTAATAACTTTTGCAGCTTCAGCTAAATCTCCTGACTTTTGCCAATTTTGAAAAAATGCTTTTCTAGCTTCTGGGGATAATTCTTTACTATTTTCAATAGAATCTTTAATAATATCGTTTAAATTTTTAGCTACTTCTCTTTTCATTTTTGAAAGAGCTTCTATGCCGCTTTCATCTTCATAAATATTTCTTTTTAAATCTTGTAATTCTTTTATTTTTCTAAATTTTGGTATTTCTATTAAAGCACCATCTTTATCAGTAGCTGTATCAAAAAATTCTTTTCTTAACCATTCTCTTGCTTCTTTAATGGTTTGTTTTGCTTGCTCACTTTGAGCTAATTTTTCTTTCTTATCGATAACTTTTTGCTCTAATCTTCTAAATATTTTTTCTCCACCTAAATCTTCAATATCAGTTAATGGACGAATTATATCATCAATAGTCATACTAATATTTTTTTGTTCACTTTTAAATATATCCAATAATTCTGCAGGAGTTCGCCCTCCTTGAATAATATTTTCAGATACTATTTTATTACCTTTTAAAAAAGATGTTTTATGATTAACCATTCTTTCAGACCATTCACTTACATCTCTACCCATAGTCTTTAAACTACCAACTAATTTTTTTCTAGTTGACCCAGCATGTGCTCCTAAATAATTAAGAAAAGATTCAGAACCCATTTTTTCCGATACCTTAGAAATACCTTTAGAGATACCTTTTCCAAGTGCGCCTCCTACTAAAGTTGCTGCAGTATCTATTCCTGCGCCAAATCCTGCATTACTAAGATGTTCTTCTATTGTCTCGCCTTCTCCTCTACCGTACCCATGAGCTGCACCTTGTAGGGCATTTATTCCTAAAGTTTTTGCGCCTGTTAATAAACCTTTTCCAAATAATGCGCCTGTACCGCCTGTAACCATAGAAGAAGCGATTGTACCAGCTATATCGCCAGTTCCAAAAGCTATTCCATGTTCTTGTTCAATATTATTAAATATTTTTCTATATTTTTTTACATTCTCTGAATATGCTTCTCCCATGGTAGATAATGTACTACCAATTCCTTGTAATCCCTTTGAATTAATTTCTGCTGAAGCCGCGTCTATTGTGTCTTCTATAGTTTTCTTTCCTGCGAGAAATTCATCTGCTAAACCAAATGTAGCACCTTGTACAGCTCCCATTAAACCAGCTCCTGCAGTTTCTAAAATAGAAGTATCTTCTTCTTCTTTCTTTTCTTCTGTAGGAAATCTTTTTCTATACTCATCTGCTAATGCTTGAGCTGCTTCTGTATCCCCAGCTTTATCCGCATTCTCTAATGCTCTTAAAAAATCTTCTTTTTCACTAGACATTCTTACCTCTTATATTTATTTAAATAAAAATCTATATCCTTACGTTTTTCTGTTTCAAATTTTTTAGTCGGATCAATTCCTTTTATTTTATCTCTTTGAAATTTTTCAAGTTTTTCTATTATCTTTACTTTATTATTTACCCAATTAACCCAAACGCCTTCTTGATCTTTCATAGAAGGTGCAGGTTCTAAAAATAATTTCATTTCTCTATCAGATATAGCACCTTTAGTTTTACTTATTCTTTTTAAAGCATCTGATACACGCAAATTCATTAAGTTTCTTCTTGCAGACGCCCTGTCAATCCCTTCTTTTCCTGCTAATGCAGATCTATCTAACTCAGCCTGTACAGTAGAGTCGTAATGTCCTGTCAAACTTCCTTTTTTTAATGCTTTTATAGAATCTTTAAATGTATTTAACTCATCTATTGTTGCCATATAATCTAGTTCTCGTTTTTCTAAATCTTTTTTACCCTTCTCAGAAAGTTTTTGTAATTCAGCTAATTTACTAGCTCCAATAGCTTTTTCTTTCATGCCTAATGCTTTTTCTTTTAGAGCTAATTCATCCTTTTTTAAAGCCATTTCTTCTTTAGATCTTAATTCTTTTCTATAACCTTCTAAAAGTTTACCAGTCTGTGCCGCTGCCTCAGGACCAACTAAAACAGAAGCTAAAATTTGTGGACCAAAATGCATAAATGCTTCTTTTAATTGGTCCATAGGTTTTACATTTTGCCCTTTTACAGATTGTTCTTTAATTCGCTCTTGCTCACCTGGCATAGACAATTCTTTTATAGCTTTTTCTTTAACTTCTGGAGCAACACCTGTTGTAAAAGCACCTTTAGCAGTTTCTTTTAACTCTGGTGTAGTTAAATTAGGTTGAGCTGCTATATCTGAAACTTCTTTTTTAGTAGCATTTTCTATAGATTTACTTTCAACATAGTCACCTACACGACTTATAGCTTCAGAAGCTATTACTGCACTTCCTATTACGGGAACCCCAGCAAGACCTACTTTAATTATATCAGATAAAGAAATTTTTTTACCTTTTTCTTCACCTTCTTTAATAAATTTATCTCCAGATTTAATCATTGCCATTATTTAGTCCTTTGTATATGAATATGGTCTTTTTCATCTATAGCTATAAATGAGTGTTTATATGCTTCTTTTATTAATAATTTTTTTATTTTAAGAGATAATCCTCTTGTTCTAACATCCCTAGCCATTCCTGGAATTAAATGTTTAGAATCCTTTTTACCACCAACTCTTTTATTAACTTCTTTACTTCTATATGCACTGGTAATAGTTAAAACAACTTCATGTTTTTTAGCAAATGCTTTTAAAAATGCATCAATAGAGCTTTCTTTTTTAATAACTACTCCAGGCTTTATTAGTAAATATATAGCTAATATAATTAATTTCATTAAAATAATCCCCCAATTAATTGACCTACTATCCCAGGTTTTCTTTTTTGTAATTGAGCTGCTGTAATTGCTGACTGAGCCGAAGCTGCCGCACTTCTCTCAGCACTTCCCATTTGCCCAAATCCCATACCTGCTGCCATTTCTATACCTTTTTCTTTTGCAGCTTGTTTTATATCAAATTTTTCTTGTTCTGTAGCAGTTTGTTCAAAAGCAGACAAACCTTCTCGTTTGGCTTGTTGTTGTTTTAAAAATAGATCGGTTTCAATATCAGCTCTTTTAGCTAACCCAGCTTGTTGCAAACTTCGCATTTGAGCTACAGCTCCTGCACCTCTTGCACCACCTAATTGAGAACCTAATGCTAAACCTTGCCTTTGCTCTGCAGCTTGCATTTGTTTTAACAATTTAGATCTAAAAGCTTCTTGTTCTTGGGCTGGGATACCTTCTTCCATTTGCTGCCTGCGTCTAGATAGCACATCTTTCATAGACTGTTTTTCGCCTAATTTACCTAAACCTTCTTCACCTAATATTTCTTTACCAAACTTACGCCCAGATTGAACATCTTTTAACATAGCTTCTCTTGAACCTTTTGCCATTCTTTTCTGTTCATCTATAGCAGCTTGAAAAGCATCTTGTTCTTTTTTAGCTTTTCTTTTACTCCTAGATTTAAGAGCATACCCAATAGCCCCTAACCCTGAAACCGTTCCTTTAGCTAAGTCTTTTAAAAAACTCATGTTTACCTCATAAAAATTATTGTTAAAGTTACTGCATTACTTGCATCATTATTTTTTAAATACAAATTATTTACATCCCATGCAGTTGGACCTTTTGTAACCAGTCCATTACCTTCCTGAGATGTAATTATATATTGTTTAGGGATGAAAGTCAATTTATTTCGCACACTTACTTCAGTATTTGCTGCAATTTCTAAATTTTCCACCTTAAACGCTTCCATATTTTCTTCAATATTTAACTTAGATAACCCAAGTGAAAGTTGTCTAATAAGGTCTTGTAAATCTCGCGCACCTTCTAGAGAAAATTTCATTCTTTAATCTCCAGTCTATAAGGAGTAGCTATTTCTAATTCATAACCACTTATTAATACGTTCTCATTTGCTGTCTTATTTTCTAAATTTAAAAGCAAAGATCGCGTTTTACCCGAAGGCAATTTAGTCTTTATTCCAT